CTCTTCGTGTGGTGGTAAGGTGATTGCACTATAGCAGCACGCTTTTCAGGTGTCAAGCGTTTTTTGTGTATGTTTATAGATGACAGTGGCATTGTGCGGGTCAAAATTGGCCGATTTCGGGAAAAATCCGTGTCATTGCCCCCCTATGGCACGAGCTATGGCACGAACTAAGTACTTGATTTTATTGGAATGCACACAATGCACACTATGCACAGTGGGGTCACACTTACGGCCGACCGGGTAGTTTAGTTGTGTGGCAATACTAACATTATCTCTATAAATACAATATATACTACTATACTTAATATAAGAGTGGTATTATATACTGTTAAGTTAAGTAAGTATTTGTGGGGCTACTGTGCATCCGTGTCATCCGTGTCATTGTAGTAAAATCAAACACTTAGCTCGTGCCATAGCTCGTGTCATAGGAGGGCTATGACACGGATTTCCTTGAGCGCGGGCCGGGAATGCTTAAATTTCACCTTCGACCGCCGACCGGATGCCCTATATACATATACAAACATGCTCACATTTCGGCCGCGCAGCCTGACACGGTGCCCGACTGCCTGGTAAGGATGCCAAGGGTGCCAAGGGTGCCAAGGGTGCCCGATCACCTAACACGGTGCCCGATCACCTGCCCAAGGATGCGCCCAAGGATGGCCCGGAAAAGGCGTGCCGCGATTCACGCGCAGAAGGTTGTCAATTCACGTTGCCTGGCTCATTCGCTCATTGGCCTGCTTACCCTGGCTACTCACTGCCTTTCGATGATGACCACCTGGCTTACTCTGGTTTGTTGATTGATTGTGACTATGGTGACTGCCTGGTTGATTGACCCTGGCTATGACCTGATTCGCGGTTCGGACCCCCCGCCCACCCTCTTTTTGGACTTGGATAGTAAGAATGCCGACCAACGCATGGACTTCACCCAAATTTGGAATACACACTTAATACCACATACCCCCCGCCCAATTTTTTTCACCACATTCCCAAAATGCCTAGTACCATCAACCTATTACCTACCACAAGCACCCACCCACACCATGACCACCCACACCATGACCACCCCTCAACCGAAGCGCATCAACGATGCCCAAGTGCAACAGATACCGAAGCGCATCAACGATGCCCAAGTGCAACAGATCAGGCAACTCTATGCAGATGGTCAGTCTCAGTCGCAAATTGCCAAGAGCTTCGGCATGCGGCAGACGAACGTCAGCAAGATCGTGCGCGGAGACACCCACAAGAATGCCCCAGGGCCAATCAACAAGGTCGGCCGCGCCTCCGGTGAGCGGCACGGTCTCACCAAGCTTTCGACCGAAGAAGTGGCACAAATGCGGACCATGCGCACCGAACTCGGCACCAGCTACAACGACCTCTCCCGCATCTTCAACCTGTCACCCACGCAGTGCCGGTTGATCTGCATGGGTGTGGCCCGATTGAATGGGTGATCCCCACCACATGAACGACAAGCTACTCTTTGGGGTTGGGATCAATGACCTGGGGTTGGGTAGGAAGGACCCATTCTTTCAATGTTGGCGAAACATGCTGGATCGTTGCTATGGTCCCGCTGAAAGAAAGTCCTTCTTTTGCTATGAGGGTTGTGAAGTAGCCCGAGAATGGTTGGTTTTAAGTGTGTTCAGAGAATGGATGCTTCGTCAGGATTGGCGGGAAAAACAGTTGGACAAGGACATTCTGTTTCCCGGAAACAAGCTCTATAGCCCAGAAGCATGCGTCTTTGTAGATGCTCAAACAAACACCGTCTTGAATACCCAACTCAAGAGTCGGGGTAAGTATCCGTTGGGTGTGAGTTTTGATAAGTCACGCGGGTGTTATCAGGCCCAGATAAAACGAAGTTGTCGAGCCATCAATCTCGGCAGATTCTCGAACCCGATGGATGCACACGCCGCGTGGCAGCGTGAAAAGGCCGCTATCATTCGCGAAATCGCCGTCAAACAAACTGACTGGCGGGTAGAAGCGGCTCTCTTTGGTAGAGCAGACCAGCTTGACACAGATCGTATGCTGAACATGGAGACAACAAAGCTGTGAGTGAAGCCTACAACTACGTCCCGCGCGATGTGATGGTTCCTTTTCACAACCGGACAGCGCGGTGGGCGGTGATCATTGCGCACAGGCGGCTCGGAAAATCGACGGCCCTGCTCAACGATCTGATCATCAGGGGAATGGTGAAACGGAAAGACGGTCTGCGGCAGCAGTTTGCTTTTCTGGCGCCCTTTCAGAACCAAGCACGCATGGTCATCTGGCAAATGGCGAAGGATTACACCCAATGCTTCAGCAAATGCCCAGGCTACAAGATCAGCGAAATGAACCTGACGGTGACACTTCCCGATCCGGACAACCTCAACAACCCAGGGAGCGTGATCATGCTTCTCGGTGCCGAGAATGCTGAGAAGTTGCGGGGTCTCTTTCTCGACGGACTTGTTCTCGACGAGTTTCAGGACATCGCCCCTTGGGTGTGGGACGCAATCCTGCGGCCGGCGTTGGCTGACAGGGGTGGTTTTGCTGTGTTCTCAGGGACAATCAAGGGAAGAGACAACCCCCTGTGGATGTTCTATGAAAAAGCAAGCGCAGGTGGTTCAGGGTGGTTTCACCAACTTCTTCCAGCCAGCAAAACACACATAATCCCCCAGGAGGAACTGGAAGACCTGAAACGCGGCATGACCGAAGAAGCCTATCAGGCTGAGTTTGAGTGTGATGTTGATGCGGTTGTGACCGGGCGGATTTTCCTTCAGCACATCATCCCGCGGCAGATCACCAAGGTGCCCTGGCAGCCCGACGGCGGGCCGGTCATCACGGCATGGGACCTTGGGATGGGCGACACGACGAGTATCTGGACCGCGCAGACCGTGGGGAAGGAAGTGCATCTTCTCGACTTCTACGAAGAGTCCGGCCAGGGTCTGGACCACTTCGTGAATTACCTGCGAAAACTGCCTTACGCCAAGCAGTTCGGCACCCACCTGATGCCACACGACACGAATGTGCGGGAGCTTGGGACTGGTGTCAGCCGCCTTCAGACGCTCCGCAACATGGGAATGCGCAACATCAGGATCGTGCCGAAGCTTTCGAAGGCCGAACAGATCGACGCGGCGCGGATGCTGCTGGCGCGCTCATGGTTCGACGAGACAGGATGCCAGAAAGGGCTTGTGGCCCTGCGGGGCTACAGCTTCGGCTACGACAAGTCGCGGCAGTGCTTCACGCAATCGCCACTGCACAACGCCTACTCAAACGCGGCGGACGCCTACCAACAGCTTGCCGTGGGATTGAAGAAGGCTTCCCTGCACGCAAATGAGTCCGACACCCTGAGCCTCCTCAACCAGGATGACGACGATCGGATTCCGAATGCTGAACGGTGGGAACCTGACGGGATAATATTTTAGTCTCGCTCGCTCGACCGATTCCTGATATTCTCACCCGAACTGCTCGACCGATTCCTGATATTCTCACCCGAACTCACCTGATGGACCCAAAACGATGCCGAGACGCTCGATAATCATGCAGACACTGGAAGAGAACCAGAAGCGGTTCAACAGCTATGCGCAGGCGATCGAAGCCTACAATGCCGACAACAAGAGGCGAACCGATGCCTACAACCAACGGGCCGGCAACTACAACGAGTTGGTCAAGGCAGTGAAGGAAGGCCGGGAATACGCCATTGCTGATCTCGGAATCGGCGCCTTTGGTGAAGGGTTGAGGACGCAGATCGGAATCATGACCCCCGAGCAAGAGGCGCAGCAACTGGCCTACAGCAACTGGCTCGCTGAACAATTTGCGTCCGGTCGGCCGATGCTGAGTGTCCTGAACGACAAGAACGCGCCGCCACAAGTCGATCCGAAATCCATCAGGTATGTCGATGCGTGGAGCGAGGAAGGTCGGGCAGCGGCAGCGAAGTCGCTGATCAAGGCCCCTCTCACCAAAGAGGAAGCGGCGCAACAGAAAGCCTATGACGAGTATGTCGCCCAGAAGCAGGCTGAGGCCAACGCAAGTGCGGAACCGTACATCTACAACCCGCACGGTGATCCGAATGCGCCACCCAAGCCACAGGAAAAGTGGTTGAATCCAGGCACTCCCGAGCATGCCGCAGCCTTGGCAGCCCAGGAAGAACCGAGCGGGATGTTCGGTGTGATCGGCGGCAAGGACGGCGGCTTCCAACCGATGAATGTGGATAAGAAAAAGGGTGTGGTGAAGGATGCCGGGCGCTTGGTGGATGCCCTGCCTGAAGCACCACAGCCGCTTGGACCACCGGGTTCGGGTATGGCTGAAGCCATGAGTTTTGGCGAAAGAAACGTGTGGCTCAACAACGGCGACGGTACTGCCACACGGTATGTGGTCTATAACAACCAATGGGTGCCGGCGGACGGATTGAAAATCCGCATCATGGACTTCAACGAGAAGCCGCCCGAGGCTGGCGTGCTTCCGGTTGAACCGGGGTACAAGACCCCATCCAACCGGGAGCAAAAGGAACTTGTTTCGCCCACCCTGACCGGCGCCGAGGCGGAACTGGCGCAAAACCAGAATCTCCCGGCCAAGACCGGCTTGGCCAACCAACTCTCCACTGGCGCTGGCTCTGTCTTCTCTGGGCGCGACAAGGACGAAGCAATCCAACAATCGGGCATCCTCGCCCAAGTTCTCGCAGGAAAACTCTGATGAATGATATGGCCGAACTCCCCCTTGAGGACCTGACGCAGGAACAGGCCGACGCCCTCGAAGAGATCATGAATCTCGAAGCCGACAGGGAGCGGAAGAACCAGGAACTGCGCGAGAAGCTCGGACAGGTGCTGGTCAAGCGGCGGGATGCGGCGGTCAAGTTCCGGGCCGCCTCCGGCATCGAGCGCCAATGGGCCGAGGATCAGGCGTACTACGAGGGCGAGGAAGACAGTAGTCGCTCGATGTACTACAAGGGCTTGACTTTGGACAGCCCCCTGATCGCCAAGCCGAGCGGTGGGAACTTCAAGTCCAAGGTCTTCCTGAACATCACCCGACCCTACGTGGAAACCGCGGCATCGAAAGTGATCGAGGTCCTCTCACCGATCGACGACCGCGCCTTCAGCGTCGAGCCAAGCCTGATCCCCTTCGCCCTCCTGAACGGCCAGGTGATCGAAGGTCAGGCGCTGCCGCCTGAACAGCCGCAGCAACCGCCCCAGGTGCCCCAGGCGCAGGCACCGCAGATGATCAACGCCTCCGGCCAACCCGCAACCCAGGCGGAAGTGCAGCAGGAGGACGAGAATGAGCGCCTGATGGCTATTGTTCGCAAGGCCGCGCTCGGCGCGCAGAACTGGATCGACGACGCGCTTGCGGAGTCTGGATACAACTCTGAACTCCGCAAGCTCGTGGATGACGCCGCGCGGCTCGGCACGGGCGTCATGCGCGGGCCGATTCCGACCGTGCGGCGCTCGCGCAAGAGCACCGAGGACGGCGACATCGTGGTTGAGGAAATCGTGCCGCAATCCAAGTGCATCCCGGTGTGGAACTGCTACCCGGACCCGGCGTGCGGCGACGACATCCACTCGGGACAGTTCTTCATCGAACGCGACACGATGGTCGAGAAGTGCGTGCGCGACCTCCAAAGCCCGGCCCTGGGCTATCTCCCCGACGCGATTGAAAAGGTGCTCGAAGAAGGACCGAAGCGCAACGCCACCCTCGTGCAGGCGATGGCGCCATACGAGTCCCACGAGAAAGATGCCCAACGCTTCGACGTGTGGTTCTACACGGGCGTGCTGTCCGTCGAGGACGTGACGGCGATGGGGTGCGACTGCGGCGACATCGAAGGTGGAGTCTCGGCGACCGTCACCATGATCAACGACACCCCGGTCAAGGCGCACCTGACACCCTTGGACGACGGCAACTTCCCCTACGACTTCATGTGTTGGCAGCGCACCGCCGGCAGCCCCTGGGGTATCGGCATCGCGCGTCAGATTCGCGCCTGTCAGGCCATCCTGAATGCCACAGTGCGTTCGATGATGGAGAACGCCGGCCTGTCCAGCGGCCCGCAGATCATCCTCTCGCGCGGCTCGATCATTCCGGCCAACTCCCAATGGGAAATCACACCGAGAAAAGTCTGGATTTTGAAGCCGGATGCGGATATTCCGGATGTGACCAAGGCGTTCAACGCCGTTCAGATTCCGAGCATCCAGGCTGAACTGCTGCAAGCGGTTGATTTCATCCTCAAGATGGCCGAGAACGTCACGGGTCTGCCGATCCTGCTGCAAGGCCAACAGGGGCCGAACGGCGTGCCCGAGACCGTCGGCGGCATGCAGATTCTGGTGAGCAACGCCTCCGGCCTGCTGCGCCGCATGGCGCGCATCTTCGACGATTCGATCACCAAGCCGCACGTCACCCGCTACTACGAGTGGATGATGACCTTCGGCGAGGACGATTCGATCAAGGGCGATTTCCAGATCGTCCCGCGCGGCTCAAGCGCACTTGTCGCCAAGGATGTGCGCGCCACCTTCCTCATGCAGGCGGTGCCGCAGATGCTCGCCAACCCGGCGTTCGGCATCGACCCGGCGCGCTACTTCAGGGAAGTGGCCAAGCTCAACGGCCTCAACGCGGAAGACATCCAATTCACCAAGGCCGAGCTTGCCACCATCATGTCGCAGCCGCCGCAACCCGACCCACGTGTCGAAGCCGCCCAAGTTGCCGCCGAGGCCCGCATCGAGTCCAACAAGATCGCTGCCCGCACCGATCTGGCGCGCATCGAGAAAGACCGCGACCGCGATCAAATCTACGTCGAAGCCGAAGCCATGCGCACCCAGGTCACTTCCAACGCGAAGATCGCCGAGATGCACCTGCGTCGCGAGCTTCTCATGCTTGAGCTTGCGCAGCGTGACAAGCTCAGCCTCGATACCATCAAGGCGCAGCTTGCTGTCAAGGGTGGTGAGATGGACCTGCAACGCGAATTGGCTATCATGGGTAGGGTCAATCCGGCAGAGCACATCAAAAACTTGGGTAACGCCAAGACCGACATGCCGGTGATTGAACCCCCTGGCCGGGCGCCGGAAGGATACGGTGAATCGCTCTGATGCCAGCCAGAAAGAGGCCATCGCGGCATTTGATACAATGGTTGCGATTGTTTAACAGGAGACCGACCCAATGATCCCACTCCCAAGAAACGACGAGCTTCAGGCGCCCGAGACCGTGCCGATCAAGCGCGAGGAAGCGCGTGAGCAGGCCCGCCTTGTCGCCGCCCTGCGGCGCTGTTGGGCCGCGATCGAAGACCTTGCCCAACGCCCGATCATCGCCGCCATTCCGAATGGCGGCAGCCGCGACGGCCGGGAAGCGATGAACCTCAAGACTCAAGGTGTGCTCGCCGGAATGCCGGACCTGATCATACTGCTGCCGTCCGCCGAGACCATCTTCATCGAAATGAAGGCCAAGGCCGGGATCATAAGCGCAGTACAGGCCGGCATCGGCCACCACCTTGATGCTCTTGGGCACGACGTGATTGTGGCGCACAGTGCCGAAGACGCCCTGAACCAACTACGCAGGAGATTCAACTGATGGACGAACTGATTGCTCACTTGCTTGAGACCGCCGACGTGGCGCACAAGCAGCACCTTGCCAGCACCAGCTACTCGGAGCACATGGCGCTCGGCGAGTTCTACGCGGGTTTGCGGGATGACAGCGACACCCTGATCGAAGCCCTGATCGGCATGGGGAATACCCCCACGGCACCGGAAGAAGACATCTCCGGATACCTGAAGGAACGCTACCAGGACCTGCTCGGCATGCGCGCCCTGTGCGACGGCGACGCGGCTGTCGAGAACTTGTTCGACGGTATGCTCGCCCGTTTCCTGAGCGTGATCTACAAGCTCGACAGGTTTTCAAAGCCATGATCATCACCCCCGAACATCGCCAGAGCGCAGGGTGGTTGCTCGTCAAGGGATACGCCACCCAACGCTGTGTGGAACTGCGGGCAAGGCTCGAAGGCGAGCTTTCCCACGAGGAAACCATCAAGACGCGCGCCGCGCTGCGCGAGATGAAACTTTTGCTGTCCATCGAAAAACCTGAACAGGAGCTTGAAATCAATGAGTGACCAAGAAGACCGGCTGATCGCCACCCAGACCCCGGAAGAAATTGCCGCCGAAGAGGCTGAGTTCCTGAAGGGATTCAGCGCCGAAGCGACACCGGAACCCGAGCCGACGCCCGAGCCGGAACCGACACCTGAACCGGAACCGACACCCGAGCCGACACCTGAACCGGAACCGACACCCGAGTCGCCCAAGACTGTGCTTGCCGGCCTGACCGAGGACCAGGTGGCGCAGGCCCTGGCCCGCGTGTCGCAGCAACAGGCCACGCTCGACAAGTTGGGCGGTCGCATCGGCGCCCTCATGCAGCAGGTCGAGAAGCTGAAAGAGGCCCCGCGCACGGCATCCGAGCAGCGCCAATTCGATCTCAAGCTGGAAAAGCTTGGCGCCGCATTCCCCGAGCTTGCCGAGCTTCTGCGCGAGGACCTGAAGGGGATTGGCGACGGCGCCCCCGCCACGCCGGCCGAGCCTGCTCCGCAGACCTTCACGGCCGAGGATGTGGATCGCATCCTGAACGAGAAGCTCACCGCCTTCCAGAAGCAGCAGGAGCGCGCGATGGAGGTCAAGGTGTTGTCGTCCGCTCACCCGGACTGGAACAACATCATCCGCACTCCGCAATTCGCCCTGTGGCGCGACAACGTGATCGAAGACGGCACCGCCCTGATGGAATCCGAGGATGCGTCCTTCATCTCCCGCAAGCTCACCGAGTTCAAGGATTGGGTCAAGGCCACACAGATCAAGCAGCCACCCGCTCCGGCACCCAAGACGACTCAGACGCCGGCCGTGCGGCTTCGTCAGGCGGTGCGGGCCGAGACCACGCCAACCCCGGCGACCCGCGATGTGAGCGAGGAAGACGCGTTTGTTGCGGGATTTAAACGCGAGCGTGAAAAATCTGGCTATTGACGTGAAATAACCGTTGATCGTGTGGATAACGTAGGATCAAAATCCACTTGACAAAGCGTCCGCTTTGTGGTAGCATGTTTTCACCCTAACCTCTCAGGAGACCAAACCAAATGAAACGTCTTTTCACCCTCGTCGCATCGCTGTTCTTTACCGCCTTCGCCTTCGCCGCTGACGCCAACCTCTTCGCTGGCGGGGTCAATGCCGGTGTTGTCGGCGGTTCGCTGGCCGGTTCCACCAGCCAGTCCGGTGCCGCCCTGGTCGGCGTCGCCGCCACCGGTGGCCAAGCCTCGACCGCACAAGGTGCTGTCGCTGGCGGTGTTGTCGGCCCCAACGGCGTTGCTGTCTATCAGTTCGGCGGTGCCACTGGCAACTCCCGTACCGGCTCTGGCGCTCTCGGTCTTGCTGCCGGCACGTCGCAAGCCACCGGCGGTTCCGGCAACCTGACCGGCGCGACCGGCAGCTACCGCACCATTGGCATCCAGGTCAATCCGTAACCTGTAACACCCAAGGTGGGGGCTTCGGCCCCCTCTCTCATCACTGCATACCACACAGGAGCACGCTTCATCATGAACAAGATTCTCACCATCGCCGCGTTGGCTTTTGCCTGTATCGGCACCGCATCCGCTCAATCGGCGGGCGCCATTGCCGGCTCGGCCTCGCAGGCTGGTTCCATTTCCGGCGCTGCCTCGACCGCAACCCAAGGCAATGCCCAGAATATCAATTTCAACTCACCCGCGAACGTCGTCCAGGAGATCACGACAAATGGCCGCATCACGCATGAGAACACCGGAACCAGCACCGTCAAGACGGCTCCCCAGGTCTATGCTCCGCCGATGGGCGTCACGGCTCCCTGCCGTGTGGCAATGTCTGCCGGCGTCAGCGTTATCGGTGTCGGCGTTGCTGGTGGCGGGTCTGTCGCTGACGATCCTTGCAATCTGCGCGAACTGAGTCGCCTGTACCACGGTGTTGGCGCCCAGGACAAGGCGATCGCCGTTGCCGATGCCGCTTTGCGCCTCGAATGCCAGAACCCGAATGTGGCTGGCGCGCTCGGTAATCTCTGCCCGCCCACCGCCGGCCAGCTTCCGGCATCCGCTCCGGCACCGGCGCCGCGCGCTGAAGCCGCTCCGGTGGCCAAGGTGGCCAAGGTCGAGCCGGTTTGCACGACCGAGACCTCGGCCTCCGGTATCAAGACGACGACATGCCGTCAGTAAGTGGCAAGCAGGCCCGCATGATGCGAGCAATCGCCAACGGCTGGAAGCCGCCCAAGGAATCGGGGATCAAGATTCCTGTCGGCGTTGCCAAGGAATTCGCCGCCGCTGACAAGGCGAAGGGTGGCATCCTGAACAGGGCCTCGAAGAAATAAGCAGCATTCGCCGATAGGCAGCCCCGGTCACAAGCCGGGTATTTTTTTGCCTATTGACATTTGGAATAGCAATACCCTATGATCCACCCATAGCGCCATAGCTGACGCCAATGATCACCTGACCCTGATAGTGGCCGGGAAATAGCAAGACCCGAATTCAACCACCACTGCTTAGGAGCAACACATCATGCCAGGCCAACTTTACGCAACCCAGACTCCGCGTATCGGCAAAGTGAAGGGCGAGATTTTGGCTCGCGCCATTCCGCTGGAAATCCTGCAACTCGCGGCTTTCAACAAGGAACTGCCGCGCAATAGTTCGAACACCATCATCTTCCGTCGCTGGGTTCCCTACGACGCGACGATCGCCAATCCGAACATCCTCATCGGTGATGTTTCTCCGGCCAATACCGTCGAAACCGAAGCCTCGAACCGTGTCAGCACCAAGCTGACCGCCAACTTGGCTGCCGAAGGCGTCACCCCGACCCCGGACACCGTCGTCTCCCAGGACGTTACCGCGGTCATGGTGCAATACGCCTGCCTGTACTCCTTCACCGATGTTGTCGCCGACATGTACGAAGACGACATCGAGGACGCCCTCAAGACGCAAGTCGCCGAGCGCATGATCCTCATTCGCGAACTGGAAATCTACTCCAAGGTCCGTGCCAACACCAACCGCTTCTTCGGCGGCATCGGCACCACGATCGCGACTGTCAATGGCAAGCTGACCGCCAATATGCTGCGGAAGATTGCGCGCTCCCTGATGCGCAACCATACCAAGAAGATCACAGGCATCCTCTCTCCGACCCCGAACATCGGCACCAAGCCGATCGAAGCCGCGTTCCTGGTCTTCTGTTCCAGCGACATCGAAGCCGACCTTCGTGACACCACGGCCTTCCCCGGCTACACCCCGGTCGCAGCCTACGGTTCGCGCAAGCCCATGCACGACATGGAAATCGGCTCGTTCGAGCAGTTCCGCTTCATCGTCAATCCCGAACTGGTTCCGTTCCAGAACGGCGGCGCTGCTGTCGGTTCCACCGGCTGCATTTCGACGGGTGGTTCGAACATCGACGTGTATCCGATCGTGGTCGTCGGTCAGGAAGCCTACGGTTCCGTCGCTCTGCGTGGCGCCAAGTCGTTCGATCTGGGTATCATCCCGGTCGGCAACCGTGACTCTGCTGATCCGCTCGCTCAGCGAGGGTACGTCGGTTCCAAGTTCTACCAGGTCTCCGTCATCCTGAACCAACAGTGGATGGCGACCGCCTTCGTCGGCGCCGGCAACCTCGCCTAAGCCTTCGCTCGGCTGAAATTGGAAAGCCCTGTCTCGGCAGGGCTTTCCCGGCCGGCACGTGGATTTACCTTGTACCTGTCAATAATTTCACGTAATATCCAACCGCTCAACATTCAACAGGAGCATCAACATGGAGAATCAACACCGCGAGATCAAGGGTTATCGCGAGCTTTCTGCCGAGGAAATCGAATTGATGAATGAGATCAAGACCAAAGGTGCCGAACTTGGCGAATTGGTTATGAAGCTCCGCGCCAACGAAAACCTTGATCCGAGATGGATCGCCATCGGCGCAACCGATCTGCAAACCGGCCTGATGGCGCTCACCCGCGCTGTCGCCCAACCGACCTTTTTCTAAAACAGGAGCATCAACATGGCCTACAAGAAAACCCTCGACTCCGATGTCGTAACCCCGCAAAGCCCGGAACCCATTCTCGGCCTTGACCCCTACGAAGCCCAGGCTGTCGAAATCGAAGTCGTGCCGGCCCCGAAGGGTGGCGCCGGTGACAAGAAGCAGTTCGACGAACTGAAGTTCAACGAGGAAATGGTGGAGGTGATGGTTCATGAGAGCACAGATACCAACGCCGAAAACCCGATCTACACCGCCTGCAACGGGGTCAATCAATACTTCTTCCGTGGCGAAGCGCAGTGGGTGCGGCGCAAGTACGTCGCCATCCTGGCTTCGGTCAAGGAGCAGGCGATCAGCACTCCGGAATACACCACTCCCGATGGCTCACGCTCGACCAAGATCGTCCGGCGCTCGTCGCTCAAGTACCCCTTCAGCATCATCACCGACAAGAACCCGCGTGGCGCCGCTTGGCTCAAGTCGCTGTTGGCCAGCCCAACCTAATAAAGCAGGCGCTTCCTCCTGTTTCGCTTGCTTTCCCGGCGCCCTTGTGGCGCCGGTTTTATTTTGCTACCATCGCGAGAACTATACCCAGGGCGTGAGATGAAAACTTTCCTCCAAATCGTGCAAGATGTGTATCGGGAAGGCGGTATCTCGGGACAGATCAATTCGGTGCAGAACCAAACCGGAGAAGCCCTCCGCGTGGTGAAATGGGTGCAGGAAGCCTACCGTGAAATCTGCAACGCGGACCAATACCAACTCTATTTCCTGCGTGGTGAAGTCACTGTTCAACTCACCCCCGGCAAAGCCGTCTATACCAAGGACGATCTGAATCTCCCGCTGCTTGGCCAGTGGGACACCCGCTCGATGCGGGTGTCGCTCAATGCCAACAAGCACGATGAGACCTTCGTCTTCAACATGCGTTGGCCGGAGTTTCGCGACTACTGGCTCTTCAGTTCCAGGCGCGATACCTTTTCCCGCCCGCTGAACTGTTCCGTCGATGAGAACACCCATCTGCGCATTGCCCCTGTGCCGGATGCCCCGTACTACCTCAGCTTCCAACAGATCATCGTCCCGCCCGATCTGATCGACAGCGATGATGTTCCGATCATCCCCGATCGTTGGCAAATGGCGATTGTTTGGCGCGCGCTGCGCCACTACGGCATGTACGAATCCGCGCCTGAAGTGGTGATGCGGGCCGATTCCGCCTACAACGAGATCATGCTGCGGATGACCCTCGATCAGTCGCCGGAGATTGTGGTCGGAGGCCCGTTATGTTGAGACCGGAAGGGCTACCACGGACGCAGTACGACCTGATCCCACTCGGAGGTGGCCTCGATCTCGTCACACCAGCGTTTAATTTGGCTCCGGGGGTTCTCCGTGACGCAATCAATTTTGCCGCCCGGCCGCTCGGTGGCTATTACCGGATTGCTGGGTATGAGCGATTCGATGGTCATCAAAAACCAAGCGCCGCTTCGGTGACGGTGTTGCAAGCCACTTGGTCTGGTGCGCGACCTGTTGTCGGTGACGCTGTGACGATCGGAACCCTCAGCGGTGTTGTGTGCGATCCCGGTTACAACTACCTCGCTTTGACGAAGGTTGCTGGTTCAATTCCGTCTGGTGGGCCGACCGACATCGTTGTTGGTGCCGCGGTTGTTGGGACGAGCACCGGTAGCTTCGGGGCTGTGAATCCGAAAGTGCTTGCTCAACTCAAAGCTGCCGCGGCCAACATCTACCGTGCCGACATTATGCCGGTTCCGGGAAGCGGCCCTGTGCTTGGGTGCATCGTCTTCAACGACGTGGTTTATGCTTTTCGCAACAACATTGGTGGAACAGAAGCCAAGCTTTATAAATCCAGCCCGGCCGGTTGGGTGAATGTCACTTTGCCGGTGACGCTCTTGCCGAACGGGCGTTACGAGATGGTTGTGGCCAATTTCACGGCTGGCCCAACATCCATGAAAATCTACGGGTGCGACGGGGTAAATGATCCTTTCGCGTTCGACGGTGTCACCTATTCCCCTATCACGGGAACCGGAATGACTTTCCCACCCGACCACATCCATGCTTTCAAGGGGCACCTTTTTCTTTCATACTCCACCTCGATTGTTCATTCAGCACTCGGCGATCCTTTTGATTATCAGGTGATCAATGGTGCAGGGGAGATTGGAACTTCGGACAAAGTGACTGGTATGTTGGTTCAACCGGGAACCGGTGAAGGTGGCGCGCTGGCGATCTACGGCAGGAACAGCATCTACATGCTTTACGGCACCAGTACTGCTGATTGGAAGTTTGTCACCTACGCTCTCGGTGTTGGGGCTCACCCATATACCATGCAGAATCTCTCGGACAGTTATACCTTGGATGACCGCGGCATCATCTCGATGCAGAGTAGTTTGAATTACGGCAACTTTGACACAGGGAGCTTGAGCTACAACATCAACAGTATCGTCGCTGCGCGTCGCCTTTTGGTCACAGCTTCCGGGGTGAATCGAACCAACAGCCAATATCGTGTGTTCTTTTCGGACGGGTATGGTGTTTTCACAACCGTGATGAATTCCCAGTTGGTTGGGCACGGGGTTGTGCAATACCCGGATGCAGTGCTCTGTGCTTGGGACGGGGAGTGGGGTGACGGTAGCCCGGTGTCGATTTTCGGAACCGCTGCCGGTTACGTCATGGAGAACGATCTGGGCACAAGTTTCGATGGCGCTCAGATCAATGCCTACTTCATCACCAATGTGAATGTCGTCAAACTGCTTCGGATTCGCAAGCGTTTTCGTCGTTGCGCCCTTGAGGTTCAAGGGGAAAACTATACAGAGTTCTCCGTTGGATACAACTTTGACTGGGCTTCAGCAGATATTGGGCAGCATTTGTTTTCAACCGGGGTTGCGGTTTTGTCACCAACCCCTGTGTGGGATAATTTCTATTGGGACAACTTTTATTGGGACGGGGTTTTGATAAGCCCGAGCTATCTTGAGTTGAATGGGACTGGTGAAAACATTCAACTGATTCTGAGTAGTAACAGCGATTTTGTTGGGGAATTTTCCATCAATTCGGTGATTCTGCACTATACTCCGCGACGCGGAATGCGATAATAACAGGAGAAACACGCTATGAGCAACAAGGAAGTTCCACTCATCTGGACAACGAAAGGTAATGTTCCGGTCGATTCGCTTGAATACTGGGCCGGCTGGGAAGTTACCGAGAACTTCGTCAAGTTTCGGGAGCAATATCGTCTTGAGGGCGAAATCGTTCGTGAGAACGCCCACGTCATGATGCTCAAGAGCCCGGAAATCGAAAGCATCACACAACCTATCGAATAGGAAGGGAGGTAGCAAAATGGCAAACACTCAAGGCATCGGCGGTGCGGCAAAACAGGCTGCGCTTGCGGCAATTGTCGATGGCAAGACTCTGAAGGCCGCTCTTTATTTGGCTTCGGCTACAACTGGTCCATCCAACAGCGTCTATACCGCTACCGGTGAGGTGAGCGGCACCAACTACACGGCCGGTGGTGTGTCCGTCACCAACGCCAACACGGCCGGCCTTACCGGCACCACAACGTTCTGGACACCGTCCGCCTCGATCGTCTATACCAATGTCACGTTGAGCACATCCTTCGATGCTGTGATGATCTACTCGACCACGGATGCAAACCGCAACATCGGCGTTTTCATCTTCACCGCACAGACCATCACGGCCGGCACCTTCACACTGACGATGCCGACAAACGATTCCTCAACCGGTCTCGTTCGCTTCGCGTAAGGTGGGTTGAGATCATGGCAAAACCGAATCCAGACATCGGCCTTGAGGTCCAAATAACGTTGACCAACGGCACCGTGCTCCCTGCGTATTGGGATGGGTTGCAGTGGTGGGCCGGCATCAACGATAACCCCCAAGATATACCTATCGTGAATTCTTTCGTGGCTGATTGGGATTTTAGCCAGGAAGCCTGAAAAGGACTGACCGATGGCCGTCGCGTTCGTAGCCGCAGGAACATGGACGGCTGGCACAACCTCGATTGCCCCGCCGCTTCCCGCAGGGATGGCAGCGGGGCACTTGATGCTGCTTGCGGTTCATACTCCGAACCAAGCAGTCACCACCCCGAGCGGCTGGACACAAGTCACCAGTAGCCCAGTCAGCACCGGGACGGCGGGTGCCGCTGGTGGTACCCGTCTGACCATGTACTATCGCTGGTGGCAAAGTGGTGACGGTGCTCCCACTGTGGCCGTCACCGGCGGCACATCCACACAGGCTCGCATCTTTGGTTTCTCAGGTGTCGATTCAACGACACCTTTCGATGCAACACCTGTGTCGAACATCGTCACACCAGCCAACACAACACTTACTTTTTCGAGTATCACGACGACCACTGCTAATGCAATGATCGTCTGTATGGCGGCTCGTGATGTCGATGCTGCAAGCACCGCGGCGCTGTCATCTTGGACAAATACCAACCTGACCAGCCTCACGGAGCGGCAGGATCAAACCGTAACGACCGGTCCCGGTGGCGGTCTTGGTGGAGCAACGGGTTTCAAGGCGACGGCGGGTGCTACCGGAAGCACGACAGCGACGCAAACATCGAGCATCGCCTGTTGCTTGACGATTGCTCTGCGCAACAAAACAGATGTCACCTTGGCTCTGACCGGCTCGCAGGTGGCCGCACAAGCCGGGACAATGACTCCGGTTGTTCCCGGCGGATACATTGTTCAGTCGGCGTATGTTGCCGATGACAGCAGCAACTATAGTGCCACAATCGCAGCAAGTTTGAGTGGTGTGACGGCAGGAAATGCCATTGTAGCTTGCTTTGGTTTTGGTGATTCGACGGGTGCGGTTAATGTCAGCAACGTCACTGACAATTCAAACGGGATGTCGTCCTCATCAATCGGAAAAATCCACGACACGGGGAACACTCAATCAGGGGCTCTATATTACAGAGCGAACGTCGAGTCCGGCTCCCACACCATAACAGCCACTTTTGATACCACAACACCTTACCGCAGAATTCGGGTGTTTGAAATCGGAGGGGTTGCAACCTCTTCGATTGAGGATCGTTCGACTGGTCAAACCCAGTCCAATGTTGGAACCACCACAGATAGTATTTCGTCAGGCGCAACCTCAGCAACAACGAACGCCAACGATTTTATTTTAGGAATAACCCAAGACACCGGAAACGCTGATCCCGGAACTGGGACGATGAGTGCTGGCACAGGATTTACCCTCAGTGGGTCAAATCAAATCCTGTCCGCTGAGTACAAGAATGTCTCTTCGACTGGTGCCCAGGCTGCAACTTTCACAGATTCCAAAAACAGCAGCCGAATCACTTATGTGATCGCTCTGAAAAACGCCGCTTCCGGTGGTTCGACGATTGCCCTGACCGGCTCACAGGTGGCCGCACAAGCCGGGACAGTCACCGCATCACAGGCGGTCAGCGTTCCCCTGACCGGCTCACAGGTGGCCGCACAAGCCGGGAGTGTTTCTCCGAGCCAATCCACCGGAGACGTGACAGTTGGTTTGACCGGCTCACAGGTG